ATGGCAAAATATGGTGTAAAATAGATAATAGAACCGGAATTGATGGTGTAGTAATTTCGGGGTATACTGATAATGTTTGGCAACATTTAGTAGTTACTAGAGTAAATAATACTACTAACGGGTGGAAAACTTACCTTAATGGAGTTTTAAAAGCCGAGCTAAATTCAGGAAATGATCCTTTCCCAACAGATACTGAAGGTTGTAGAATAGGATCTTGGAATCATAGTACCGCAAGAGAATTTAATGGACAAATAGCAGCTGTAAGATTATACAACCGTGCTTTATCTGCAGATGAAGTATTACAAAACTATAACGCACTTAAACATAGATTTGGATTGTAACATATTTATATAAAAGAAAGAAAAATGGATTACTCAGATAGAACATACGCAACAGCATTAACAGCAGATATTGGAGAAGTTGATTTTTCCCAAGTAATGGAGACATCAGCCGCAACAGTTAGAAAATCAATAGATGAAACAGAATTTGTATTAAAATGGTATACAAAAAATTGGCCATCCTTTATAACTCCTTCTGGGAGTGTAGTTCCTACTTGGACTGGTAGTCATGCGGATTGTTTAACCTTAATGGCAACAGAAGCTTGGACTTCGGGTTCAATATAAGTTAGGTTTGGTATACAATACGATATTTATAATAGAAAGAATATAATCAACTATGGCAAATTCAATTTCTAGTACCGGAATAACAGATGGAAGCAATATTGTTGCATCTCATATTACACAAATAACCGATGCATTTTCAAAAGTTTCAGCATATGATATTAAAATATCTGGATCATTAATTGTTACCGGTTCTACCGATGTAATAGGAACATTAACAGCAACATCAATGTCCGCAGAAGGTAGTGGAATAACAGGAATTATATCTAGCTCATATGCAGTAACTTCTTCATATGCAGTAACTTCTTCATATGCAGTAACATCAAGCCATGCAACTTCCGGAACAGGAAGCTTTGCAGGATCATTAGCTGGAACATTAAATGGCACAGGATATATAACATTAACACAAGTATCAGCTAGCTTAGAGTATGCATCTGATTCTGCTGCGGGAATAGGAGGCGTTCCATTAGGAGGATTGTATCGTACGGGAAGTGATATAAAAATTAGAATGTCCTAGGAAGTTACAAAAATTTTCATTATATTATTAAATTAAAAAGGAGTTATAATATGGCAACGACAAAAAAGATTGATAAAACTGATTTAGAATCAATCAATAAATTAAGAGAAGATTATTCTCAAAATAGTATGCAATTAGGAATGGTATCTGTTGATGAATATAACATAAATCAACAATTACAACAAATAGTTTCTGCAAAAGAAGAAGTATTTTCTAGCCTGGAAAATTTAAAAAAACAGGAATTTGAATTAATAGAAAACTTAAAAGAAAAATATGGAGATGGTCAAATCAATATCGAGCAAGGAACATTTACTTCAATCGAGTAAGTTTGGCCGTATTAATCCATATTTATAATAAAAAAATTATAGGAGAAAATGAATGGCCGAAAGAATAGTATCGCCAGGTGTATTTACCAAAGAAAAAGACCAAAGCTTTTTACAGCGAGGTGTCAGTGAAATAGGAGCCTCAATAGTAGGTCCAACAATTAAAGGCCCGGCCTTAATTCCAACTAAAGTAAATTCATATTCAGAGTTTGAAGAAATATTTGGTTCATATACAGAGGAATCATATGTTCCATTTACAGTACAAGAATATTTAAAAAATGCTGGAGTAATGACAATTACAAGATTGTTATATGAAGATGGATATAAATTAACAAATGGAGCATTAGCAGTTGTAGCAGAATCCGCAAGTGTGCAATATGTAACTCATTTATTACATCCAACCATCCCAGTATCGACAGATGGATCAGGCAATGTATTTGAAGATTCATTATTTTCAGATGCAGGCTCTGGAAGTTTCGCAATTAAAGTATCAGGGTCATTTGCTACAGATACAAGCATACCAGGATATTCAGCATATTTGTCAACTGGATTTATTTCATCATCAATATTCAACACAGAAAATGATTATTTAAGCAAAGTATTTGGAACTAGTCCAAAAAGTGTAAATTATCCAATATACGTACAATACGAAAACTCGGCTGCAGATGATTTATTTAATAATCTAGGAGAAGTAACTACATCATTAGCAATAATTGATAATTATGAATTTTTACAAGACTATCAAGCCGCATCAACACCATGGGTTACTTCACAAAAAATAGGAACAACCGCTATTAACTTATTTAAATTTCATACACTATCTCATGGCGATGTTGAAAATTATGATGTTAAAGTTGGAATTAGAGATATAAGAATCGATTCTGAAGTAGCAGATCCAAATGGCTATGGAACATTTACAGTAGAAGTAAGAAGAGTTAATAATATAAATCTTCCTAATTCACCATTTGAGTCAGGCGACACTGATAGAACACCAGATATAGTAGAATCATTTACGGGGTGTAATTTAGATCCAGATTCTAAAAATTATATTGTAAGAAGAATAGGAGATCAATATAGAACAATTAATAGCGTAGGTAAAATATTTGATAATGGCGATTATCCAAATATATCAAAATATATTAGAATTGAAGTAACAGAAGGCGTTAGCGCAAAAACAAATAATAAAACATTAGTACCATTTGGTTTTAGATCTCCAAATTCACCAATTCCAGATGTATCTGGTTCAGCAGGAAATTTAAATCTACAGCCAATATCATATAATACTTCACAAGTTGTTGATAGTGCATATAATAGTAAAAATTATTTCGGATTTGATTATACAAATGTTCAAAATTTACAATATTTATCACCACTACCAACATCAGGATCAAATACAGGAAGCAACGCAGACTTTTATTTAGGAGACATGGACCAAGATAGTGAATCAGGATTTCCTAGTATAGCGAGTCCATATACAGGATCATTACAATCAGCATTAGTAGGAGCAACATTTACCAGTAATATTGCAACTGCAACCAGGAAATTTATGGTGCCTGCGCAAGGTGGGTTTGATGGAGAAAAACCAAATTTACCTAAATTAAGTGGAACTAATATTAAAGCCACTAATACATTTGGATTTGATTGTAACACAAGTACTTCAACAGGTACTAAGGCATATCAAAAAGCATTTGCAGCATTAAGCAACACTGATTATTTTGATATGAATATGTTAATTACGCCAGGTATTATACACAGATTACATAGTGCAGTAACAGCTGATGCATGGCAAATGGCAGAAGACAGACAAGATACATTTTATGTAATGGATACAAATGCATTAACAGATAGTATTTCGACTACAATAAATGAAGTTAATAGTTTAGATACAAATTATACATCAACTTATTTCCCTTGGGTTAGAATTATAGACCCAGCAAAAAACAAACCAATGTGGGTTCCACCTTCAGTTGTTGTACCAGGAGCATTGTCATTTAATGATGCAGTTGCAGCGCCTTGGTATGCACCAGCTGGTTTGAATAGGGGCGGATTAACAAGTGTAATTAATACTTATGAAAAATTAACTCAAAGTGATAGAGATGATTTATATGAAGCTAGAATTAATCCTATAGCAAACTTCCCAAATGAGGGAATTGTTATTTGGGGACAAAAAACACTTCAAGCAAGACCATCTGCATTAGATAGAGTAAATGTTAGACGACTGTTAATTACAGTTAAGAAATTTATTGCTTCTGCAACAAGATATTTAGTATTTGAACAAAATACAGATGCAACAAGAAATAGATTTTTAAATATAGCTAATCCATATTTAGAAAGTGTTAGGTCGCAACAAGGACTAAGTGCATTTAGAGTAGTAATGGACGATACAAATAATACACCAGACTTAATAGATCAAAATATATTATATGGACAAATATTCTTACAACCAACCAGGACAGCAGAATTTATCGTATTAGACTTTAATATACAACCAACCGGGGCTGCATTCCCTGAATAAAATTTAAATGTTGCGATATTTATATAAAAAGGAAAATTAGAAAATGGGATTAGAACAAAATTTACCAGGAATCAATCAAAATGATTTATTTGATAGTGCATTTGATTGGGAACCGAAATATACTAATAGGTTTATTATGTATATTGACGGAATTCCAGCATATATTATCAAAGCAGCTGCTAAACCATCAATGACAAATGGTGAGATTGTATTAGATCATATTAACGTTAAAAGAAAATTAAAAGGCAAATCAGATTGGAATGATATATCTATTACATTATATGATCCAATTGTTCCATCAGGAGCACAGTCTGTAATGGAATGGATAAGAATACACCATGAGTCGTTAACAGGCAGAGATGGATATAGTTCACAATATAAGAAAAATATTACATTTCATTCACTTTCACCCACAGGAGAAAAAATAGAAGAATGGACATTAAAAGGTGCATTTATTCTAGATTCAAATTTCGGGTCAATGGATTGGGCTACAGCAGATGCCGTTACAATTGAAGTGACACTTAAATATGATTACGCAGTATTAGAATATTAATAATATCCCTTGTTTGGATATAAAGAGACTCCTTTACGGGGTCTTTTTTTGTGTTCTTATATTTATAATAAAGTTATAAAGGAAATAAAAAAATGGCTAAACACACAGATCGTTATGACAATGAAAATCTCATTACTCTAGCAAAAAAAGATTACGACCAAACACAAAAAAATACACTACCTACAGAAATTGTAGAGTTAGCATCTAAAGGGAATGTTTACCCTAAAAGCCACCCACTACGGTCTGGAAAACTTGAAATGCGATACATGACTGCATATGATGAAGATATATTAACTAATGCGTCATATATTAGAGAAGGAGTTGTCATAGAAAAATTATTAGAATCATTAATTGTTACAGATGTAGATGTTGCAGATATCCCTGATGTGGACAAAGATGGATTAATAATAACAGCAAGGATTGTTAGTTACGGGGCAGAATATCCGGTCAAAGTAACAGATCCAAAAACAAAAAAATCTTTAGACAGGTCGGTAAATTTACAAGAGCTAAAACCAAAAGAATTTAATTTAATTCCAGACGACAACGGAGAATTTGATTATGAAGTTAATTCAGACACATCAATTAAATTTAAATTTTTAACAAAAAATATGACAGATCAAATACAAGAAAATAATGCAATTTCATCTTTTTTATTACACGCTATAACACAAGTAAATGATTCAAGAAAAGAGTCAGATATTGAACATTTTATTCGATATACATTTTTAGCTAAAGACTCCAAATCATTCCGTGATTATATATTAAAAAATTCACCGGGTTTTGAATATTCATATGAATTCGAAGGTGAAGATGGGAGCGCCTTCACGGCTGGGTTTCAAGTTGGGGCAGACCTTTTTTGGGTTTAAACCAGAACACCGACCAAAATTACATGATCAATTATTTGAACTACTATGGGTAGGCGAAGGCCGATGGGATTGGAACACATTATATACAATGCCTATATTCTTAAGAACATTTTGGATTCGAAAATTAAATAACATAGCAGATAAAAGAATGGCTATGCTTGAAAAGTCAAAACAAAAACCATCTACTTCAAAAGTCATAAAACCTCCAATGTAAATATTTATATTAAAAAGATATACTGTTAACATGAAATACCAAAATTATATACATATAATCGACGAACTTCGTAGCTTACCTAAACATGGCCTGCCAGATAATGAGCCAAATCCAAATGTCAACGACCCATCAGATGAAGGCCGTAAAGCAAGAGCGTTCAGTACAGAATTGAATGACCTCTATCAAGGTATCCTAAAGAATAACAATATAATGGACGATTTCAATAATGTTATACAATCGTTTAGTACTAACACTTTAGATGCAGCAGCAGGAATATCAAAATTAAATTCGGTATTAAAAGGATATGGCACCGCTTTAATGAAAAGTGTCAAAGCAAATACTTTTTTAGAACAACGAAATAAACAATTAAATAAAACATTAGGAATTAGTAGTGAAGTTTCTGCAGAGCTAGGAGAAAAATTAGATGCCGCTGCAAGAGAAATGAACACCGGCGGAGAGTATACTAGGAAGTATGCACAAACATTAAATAAAATTCTTCCTATGCAACAAAGAAATATAAAGTATACTGACAAACAAGGAGAGTCGATGTTAGTCGTCCAACGGGGTCTTCAAACTCAATTAGGATTAACAGAAGAAGCAGCACAAGGATACGAATTATATGCAGCAACTTTTAAAAACAGCCAAGATGAAGGCCATAAGTCATCAGAATCAGTTTTAGCAACACAAGGAGCAATTGCAAAGCAAATACAAGACACTACTAAGTTAACAGGAGTTTTTAAAACAATTACTTCTGACATAGCTAGCTTATCAGCAAACATTCAATTACAATATTCTAGAATTCCAGGGGCATTAGAGTTAGCAGTAGTAAAAGCTAAAGTGTTGGGTGCAACAATGGGTGATTTACACCAGATAGGAAATCAATTATTAAATATTGAAACTTCAATTGGTTCTGAGATGGAGTATCAATTATTGAGTGGCAAACGATTAGTCGACAAACAAGGCAATAGTCTTACACAACAATATCGTATGGCAACAATTAAAGGAGACGCAAATGCACAGGCAGACGCTTTAAATAAAATTCTTGAAACGCAAGGTGATACGCTAAAAGATAACTTATTTGCAAGAGAGCAGTTAGCAGAAACATTAGGAATAGAAGAAAGTAAAGTATCTAGAATGGTCCAACAGAGAGAATTATTAAATAAATTAGGACCAGATGCTCAAAAAGTTTTAGATTTAAAAATAACTTCTTTTGATGAAGCGGTTACACAATTCGGCGATGATCTTTCTAAAGAAGAACAAGAAGATTTACAAACATTGTTAGATACAATGGATACAAGAACCACAGATCAACGAATAGAAGAATTATTAGCTAATATGTATACCGAAGGAATAATTGTACAGTCTGAAAGAGCTGGGACAACACAAAAAAAAATAATTACCGGAGCTCGTACACAATTAGAAGGAAAAGTATTCGACGAGTTTACAAATATGGTTGATGTGTTCCAAAAAGTAAACCCAAGCACATTTGGAAAATTAGAAAACTTCGCAACACTTATGGCTTCTGGAGGACTCCGTACGGAATTACAAAAAGTAATAGACATAATTCCTATTATAGGAACAAAGTTTACAGCTGTATTGAATAAAGTAGCAAATACAGTTTTAACCGGCTGGATGGCGTGGCCAGGTTCGGGTCCAAAACCTGGCGAAACTGAAGATGCGATAGTAC